AAGATGAAAGTAGAGGTATGATACCAGATATTCGTGGATATTATGAAAAAGAAATAAAGTACGATACTGGAATTAATATAAATAATACTATAACAGGAGAAAATTATGGCAATTAAGATTAATGGTAAAGAGTATGATGAGAATAAGTTTGATGACAAGACTAAAAACTATGTTATCGCAAGACAGGAACTTGTTCAAAATCAGGCGAGATTGGAGATTGAAATGGAAAAAGTTCAAGTGCTTATCAGATATTACAATGCGAAAATCTGTGAGTTCTTGGGAATAGACCCAAACGCTCCTAAAGAAGATACCAAAGATACACCAAAAGAATAGTAAACAATGGCGGCAATAGCAAATTTAAGGATAGACCAAGGCACCACATTTAGTTCAAATGTCACCCTTGCAGGTAATGATGGCGCAGCCTTTGACCTCACAGGTCATACGGTTGAGGCTAAGATGGCAAAAGGATATGAGAGTACTAAAACTCGTATCACTATGACAACAGCAGTAGCGAACCCTACAACAGGGATTATCACACTATCTTTAACGGCTGCTCAAACTTCTGCCCTAGACGCACCTAGTAGATATGTCTATGATGTAGAGGTTACGAACAGCACCTCAAATACGGTTACCCGAGTTATAGAAGGAATAATAACCGTTCGCCCTAATGTAACCACATAAACTAAATACTATTAAGTTTGAGTACCCTTTGGTTATAAATATTAACAATTAGAGGGAGATTGTAAAGTGGCTCAGATAAAAGCAAGAATAGATAGTACGATTACAAGACCGCAACAAGTGTCGGTCACAATGCCTGCTGGTGCTCAAAGTCAGACAGCGGTTACTAACTCAACATTAAAGTTGAGACTATTACAAGATGTTGACGCTAGTTCTTTAAAAGATGGTTCAATGATACAATATTCTTCTTCAAGTGATAAGTTTGTAGTTAGAGACGAAATAACTACAACAACTGGTTCAATCACACTAAACGGCGGAAACTTTTAAGGACTAAAAAATGGCAACTATAATACGAATTAAACGAAGTGCTAACGCTACAGCACCTTCAACATTGAAACTTGGTGAAATGGCGTATGCGTATGGTACTGGTACAGCTGCCAACGGTGGTGATAGACTTTATATTGGTACTGGTGGTACAGACGGTTCTGGTAACGCAAATAGTATTGATGTTGTAGGTGGTAAGTATTTCACAGAATTATTTCCTACTTCAAACGGTACGGTTACTTCAGAAAAATTAATCACAACGGATTCAAATAACAGAATTGACACAATGGTGTTTGGTAACTCAAACACTAACGCAGGTCAAATTACTTTCAACGAGGCGTTAAACAATGGTTCAAATAACATTGTATTAAAAGCGCCTACTTCATTAGCAAACTCATCAACGATAGTATTACCCGATGGTGCAGGTTCTCAAGGACAATTCCTTAAAGTTATATCTGCAAATGCTGGTGAAGCGACTTTAGGATTTGACGCTGTTGATACTACACTTACTTTAGAAGATAGTGCTGGTTCTACAATTGACTATTCAACTGCAAACACTTTATTGTTAACAGGTGATGGTACAATTGATACAACTGCTACTGCAAATACAATTACAATTAAAGTACAAGATGGTGGTATCGGAACAACTCAACTTGCAAACTCTAGTGTAACCAGCGCTAAGTTAGCAAACGATAGTATTACAATAGGTGGTACAGCAGTTTCTTTAGGAAACTCTATTACTGACCTATCAGGATTAACAAGTGCTGTAGTTGATGACTTGACTTTAAACGGACAAGATATTTCAACAACATCAAGTAATAAGAACATTACACTAACACCACACGGAACAGGAACGGTTACCGTACCTAGTGGATATAAAGACAGAAGTGGTTTTGCTGCTGATAGTTTAGCAACAAAAGAATATGTTGATAGTGCTTCTTCAGGATTAGATGTTAAAGATAGTTGTAGAGTTGCCACAACTGCTGCTTTAACGGTTACTTATGACCAATCTAATGGAAGATTAGACAACGCAGGTACACAAGCTGCTCTTGTTATAGACGGCGTAACCTTATCAGTAAACGATAGAGTTTTAGTAAAAGACCAAACTGAAGCAAGACAAAACGGATTATATGTTGTATCAGATATAGGTTCTAACTCTTCAAACTGGAGATTAACTAGAGCTTCTGACGCTGACGCAGGTAGTGAAATTACTGGCGGTACATTTACTTTCGTTGAAGAAGGAACTGCTAATAGTGATAACGGTTATGTATTTACACATAACGGAACACCAACATTAACAGACAATACATTATCTAATAATACAGAATTACCTGTATCACAATTCTCTGGTGCTGGTCAAGTAGTTGCAGGTGCAGCTCTTGTCAAAGCAGGAAATACTTTAGATGTAAATGTAGATAACTCTTCAATCGCTGTTGTATCAGACGCATTACAAGTTAAAGCAGGTGGTATTACAAATGCTATGTTAGCAGGAAGTATTACAGCTGCAAAACTTAACAATCCGAATATTACATTAGCTTCAGACAACGATACAGGAACACCAAGTTTCGCACTTGAAGGTTCTTTGACCGTTGCAGGTGGCGAAGGAATTGATACTTCTGCTAGTGGTTCAACAATCACTATTGCTGGTGAGGATGCTTCAACAACAAATAAAGGAGTTGCGTCTTTTGATACTGCAAACTTCACGGTTACTTCTGGTGCCGTTGCGGTAACTACAATTGATGGTGGGTCGTTCTAATGTCCACGGTCATAAAACCAAAACGAAGTTTTACAACCGGTTCTGTACCACAATTAAGTGATTTAGAAATCGGTGAAATCGCAATGAACATTGCTGATGGTAAGTTTTATACCAAGGCAAATGCGAATACGGTTAAAGAAATTGGTGGTGCGTCTGCTGTTAATATTCAATCAGTATTACAAGCAGGTAACACTTCAACAACTGACCTTGCGTTAAATAATGCAAATATTATATTTGAAGGTGCAACACCAGACGCATATGAAACAACATTAACGGTAGAAGACCCGACTGCTGATAGAACGGTTAAACTACCTAATTCAAGTGGGACACTTGCATTGACAGGAGATATTCTTGCCTTTGCTGTTGTCTTTGGAGGATAATAAATGGCAAGTGCTTTTAAAAATGCAGGACAAGCGAACCCTACGGCTGATGACGCAACAGCAAATGTATATACAGCGCCTTCTAATGGAACTGCTGTACTACACGCTGTTTATATCTCTAATACTTCACAAAGTACACAAGCAAATGTAGATGTAAAAGTGACCATAGATGGTGGTACAACTTTTAGACATATAATAAAGAATTGTATCATACCTCAAAATAACACATTTATTTTAGATAAACCTGTAAATTTAGAGGCCAATGATATAATAAGAGTAGTAAGTAATATCACAGGAACTGATACTTTTATTTCAGTACTAGAGAATACTTAATAGATTATAAATAGTATAAATATAAGAAAAAGAGGAAGAATTAAATGGCATTAGCATTAGCAACAGGAGCTTCAACCGCCGTCGGAGTAGACGCTGCTGGATTTCAGATTTCAAATGAATACGCTATGCACGCCCTTAACCGTGATGTAAATGGTCTTCTAATTTACACGAAGACTAAACTTGATAGTACAGATACTATTGAAGTTAACAATGGAGAAGGTTTTGGGTACAATGGATTTGAAGGACTTGCACTAGGAAAAGCAAGTGATGGTACTACCGTTCAGAATACACTACAAAGTGATTTTGACGAAACGACAGATGTACACTTTCAAACAAATGCTAAATTTAGAAAGTATCAACAAGTTAGATTTGACCCGTTGAAACTTTTTTACTTTATTAATGATGAAGGAATGTTAGTCGCTAGATATCAACACGATTATACTTATGCGGCTAGTGAGACGGCAACAAGCACTACTGGAACCAACTGGATTCCTACTGGTGGAAATTATTACACACAATCAAATGTCAGTAGATATTTGTAATTAAACAAGAGAGAGAATAAAAATGGCAGATTTTATTTTAGGTAGACTTAAATTTCACTTTAAAGGGGATTGGGTTACAGGTACCGCTTATATCAAAGATGATGTCGTAAGATATGGTGGTAATTCGTTTGTCGCAATGGCAAACCATACAGGTTCAGCAACTTTTGAAGTTGACCTTTCATCAAATAAATGGAAAAAAATGAGCGCAGGACAAGAGTGGAAAGGCGCTTGGCAAACAACAACATACTACAAAGTAGATGATGTTGTACAATGGGGAGGTTCAACTTTTGTTTGTAATACTGCCCATACTTCACAAACAGATTTATATGACGATACTAGTAAATGGACTAGTTTCGTTCCAGGATTTAACTGGACAGGAACATATACTTCAGGAACAGCATACAAAGTTAACGATTTAGCAAAATATGGTGCAAATGTTTATATCTGTACCGTAGAACATACTGCCGCTTCTACAATAGATACTGCTAAATTTAATGTATTCGTTTCTGGATTAGAATTTGAAGATAGTTATAATAGTGCTACTGCTTATCAAGCAGGTGATGTTGTAACCTACGGAGGTTATAACTATGTCGCTGTTCAACAATCAACAGGACAAACACCTTACAACAACGCAACATACTGGGAAGTATTAACTACTGGTTTCAAAATGGTAGGAACATATGCCGGTTCTACTGCATACAAAACTGGAGATGTTGTTAGATATGGTGGTCACACATATGTTGCAAAACAAGACGCAACAGGAGTTGTTCCAACAACAACTGCAAGTTGGGATAAACTAAACGAAGGATTTAACTGGAGAGATAGTTGGGCAGACGCAACTGAATATGCTCCAGGAGACGCAATAGGTTATGGTTCATCTTCTTATAGATGTAAACTTGCTCACACTTCTTCTGCCGTACAAGGTGACGCAAAAAGACCTGACTATGATACAGGCGGTGTTTACTGGGATTTGATTGCCGAAGGTGATTCCAATTTCGTAACCACTACAAGAGGTGACCTATTAACAAGAAACGCTACACAAAATATTAGATTAGGTATCGGTACTGCTGGTTCAGTTTTACAATCAGATGGTACAGATGTAAGTTGGGGTATCGCTGGGGTAACGCAAAATACTTATTTCGTTGCAAAACACGGTGCTGATAACGATCCAGCTTCTGATACAGGAAGAGGAACTTCACTAGACAAACCTTGGTTAACAATTGCTTACGCATTAAATTGGATGAATACAAATGTTGCCGCTAATGTACAAAAAACTTTATATGTAAAAACTGGTGAATACGAAGAAGCATTACCGATTGTTGTAGGTGCAAACACGCAAGTTATTGGTGATGGTTTAAGAAGTGCTGTAGTTAAACCTGCTACAGGAAATTCAACAGCAACAGGATTAACAAACACACCTAACGCAAGAGCAGATATG